TCCAAAGCTTGATGCTAAGGCTTTGCTGGGGCCTAGTAATCAAGTCGTGATCGAGCAGCCTAAATCGGTTCCTGAGTTCACGAGTGAAGTTCCACCCCTAGAGACTTCGAATGAGCCATTAAAGGCGCCCTCACTGGTCAAGCGACGGGGAGGTTAAGAAGTTCGGCGGCCTGACCAAAGAAACGGAAAATGCGGGAACTCAGCAAGCAGGAAATGCGGGAACTCAGCAAGCAGGAAAGGCGGGAACGGACGCTTGAAGCGCCCGCCAAGAACGGCGGGTCACACGTCATTCTGATGACTCAGACCAGGGTCGTGGACTTCTGGCCGGGCAATGAATTGTGGATTGTAAGAGGATCGAAGAAAAGGCAATACGGTATCGACGAGCTGATCGCGTTCACGGTGCCAAACCAAGAAACGGAAACGGAATGTCAGTAGTAGAAATCAATAATGTTGGTGCAATCGACTCGATTGCGATCGAAATGCCAGATGGCGAAGGCGGCGTGAAAGTCCTATGCGGGACCTCGGGTGCTGGTAAGACGACCGTCCTGCGGGCGTTGTCCGGCTTGCTTGGCTCTAAGGACGACTTGGCGATGCTGAGTCCGAAAGACGGAACGGACCGAGGCGAGATCGCTGGTCTTGGTCGGTCGGTCAAGGTTGGGCAGAGAACCCAGTCGGCAGGATCGGCGAGCGTTCCGCATCTTGGAGACCGCTTGGATATTGCGACGCTGGTTGACCCGCGTTTGCTGGATCCAGTCGCTCGGACCAAGGTCCGAGTGCGGTGCCTTGTGTCGATCGGCGGAAAGAAACTCAAGCCGGAAGACCTGCTTGGAGACAAGTATTCGGAGTTCGGTCAGATTCTGGACCTGGACGAACTGCGAGGGATGGACGACCCGATCGCGATGGCGGACAAGCTCAAGCGACAACTCGATCAGCTCGCGTTGGTCGAGGAACGCAATGTCGAGCGCAAGGCAGGGGCTGCGGGTGCCAAGCGTCAGGAAGCTGGCGACATGGACACGCTCAACGCGGTCGGCGACTACTCGGACGTTGTGGCGAAGCACCGGGAAGCGATGCTCGCGTTGTCCAAGGCCAAGCAGCAGAAGGCGACCTACGACACGAGTGTTGAGGCCAACAAGCCGATCACTGCCAAGATCGAAGCCAAAGCCCGTGAGTGCGAAGGGCTGGACTTGCTGGTACTGAACGAGGCGAGCGCGAACGCTGCAAAGGTAGCTTCCGGCCTGAAAGCCAGGTACGAAGCGGCGAAAGCTGTGGCTGACGAAGCCGAGAAGAACATCCGTGAAGCTCAGAAGCTGTTTGCGGAACTGTCGAAGCTCCGAGGAGAATACCTGTTCCCCGGCGAAGACGTTGAGCAAGCAACCCTCGATGAGCTGACGGCTGCCGAAAGCGTCGCACTGCAGAACCTGCAAGACGCAGGAAGCATCCAAACGCGAAGGGCCGCCCTTGCTGCATCGATCGAACTGCAAGAGGAGTCAAGCGAACTCGCGAAGAAGGCCGCAGACTTGAGGCTGGCCGCCCAGCAAGTCCAGGCGGAAGTGCAAAAGGCTTTGCCGGCTGGACCGATCCAAGTGCAAGACGGATCATTAGTGGTTCAGCACGGCAAACGCCGAAAGGCTGTAGCGTTCGATGACCTGTCGACCGGCGAACGGTGGAAGGTTGCTATGACTTACGCGATCGCTGCCGTCGGAGAAGGCGGGGTGATCCCACTGGTTCAAGAATCGTGGCAAGCTCTGGCTCCGGAACTTCAAGCGGAAGTTGCCGAGACGTGCAGCGCGGCCAAGGTTTGGATCATCACTGCCAAGGTGACTGACGGGGAACTGCGGGTCGAGGACCTGAATTCCAGACGCACGCTTGAGGGCTATATCACGAAGCCAGACAGGAGCTAGCATGGCCGGAGCCATATTGAACCAGTACACAGGTGGAGTGCCCTCTGGTAACGGAGAAGACTCAGGTTCGATTCCGCACGCAATATAAGCCAGCACCTTGAACTTCAAAGCCATGTTGCGGCACAATCCGCAGCATGGAAGCATCAAACCGATTCGCCGTTGAAGCCAAGCTGCAGAAAGCGTTAGCGGTCGTATGGGCGGAATGGTCCAAGGAACGAGACCCGTCGAAGCTTACCAAAGCGTATCTTGAGGAACTGCTTGCCAACGAATGCGAAGGGCCGCTCTGGGCTGTATGGCTTTCCGCCAATACCAATGTCTTGCTCGATTACGGCCAAGAGCAGGATGAGGCCGCCCTGGCTGCGGCATTCCTGCTGTTCTTCTCGAACTGGCGCAAGAACCTTGCGGAGCGATGGGGCGCTCGCGTCGAAGAGTACGTTGATTCAAGCTCGGTGTATGTCGGCGGAGGGGGCGGTGGTGGAAGCGGTGGCACTTCTGGCCGCAAACGAACCATGACCCACTTCGCAACTGTTGGTGAGCCGATCAACTTCCAGACGGAAGACGGCAAGGTTTCCGATGGCATGACCGTTGGACGTGGTACCGAGCCCGAACCGGAAGCAGTCGATGAACCGGAAGAACCGCTCCCGTGGTCGGAAGCCAAGGATGAGATCCTGACGGAATCGGATTTCACCCGCGAGGCGGTGACAACGGTCACAGAAACGCATACGGATGGCGAGGTTGCTGCTGCGGCCAAGGTCCAACGAGCGGGGACGATGCTGATCGCAATATGGCGAGTCGAGCCAGGCGCTTGCGAGTTCTGCGAGAAGCTGGACGGTACGCGACCAAACGTATGGCGAGTCAAAGTGCCGAATGGCCCCCCGGCACATAAACATTGCCGGTGCTGGCTAGAGTGGGTCGCCATTGAAAGCACTTGAGTTTGAACCGTGCTGCCCATAAAAACATGATGCCACCCGTAATCGACAGTACACGCGATTGAAAGGGGGATGGTCCGATGGCAAATGGGCAAATGGGTAAGAAAACGGACGAAAAAACAAAGCAGGCCGCGTTCAAGCTGCTGAACAAGGGCGTGACTGTTCCTCAGATCGCCTCACGGATCGGCGTGTCTCAATCGCTGGTCCGAAACTGGATTCGGGACTCCAAGAAACAGGAAAGCAAATAGGGCCATGCTTGTCCTGGTGCTTCTATCGCTGATCGCATCTGGCGAAAGATCAATCGATATCGTCACCGAGACGGTCGACCTGATCGAGCTCAACCATGTTTACGATCCGAAGGGGCACTTGATATTCGACCAAGTCGTGTTCTACGAGCGGAACCCCAAGACGGGCCGCTTCCAAGTCCGTGGATGGTGCATGGTCGAAGACAACGATGTGATAAACCGCAGGCCAGTAAGAAACCATTCGAACGGACTGTACCTCGTTGACTGGCTCGACAAGGACTGCAACGTCCATCGGCGGATAACCAGCCGAACCTACCGGGAAAGCTGGACGCAGGATGACGTTGAACGCGAGGACAAGAAAGTCCACCCGGAACGATTGCGAATCGGATTTGTGCGACGGCCACGTGTGATCGATTGAATTTGAAGCTTGCTGCCTGTTCCCAGAGATTCACCGCAAGAGGTGAACCATGGAACGAAAAGTTTTGACAGCCGATGAAGTTAACGCATTGATGCCGAGCCTGCCCGATCACGGGTATGGTGACTCGCTCTATTTGTGCAAGGCCGGGCCGCTCGCTGGTCAGTTTGCGATCGATACGATTTCGGAACCGGCGATTGACGAGCAGGCGATGACCGTTCGAATGCGAATCAGCACGTCGCAACTTGATCGCGTGAACCACGTAGTCAACCAGGCCGGTATCAAGACCGAACTGTACCGAGACAACCCAGTCGTGCTCTACGGCCACGGCTTGGAGATCAGCTTCCCGGTCGCTCAGTCCGAAGATGAGCAGGGCAACCTGACGATCACAACTGAGGCCGATGGGACCTATGCCAAGGCGTATCACCAAGCCCGCAACAAGCTCAGTTCCCAAATCTTCGACCTCGTTGTGCAGAAGTTCTTGCGGTCGTCTTCGATCGGGATCACGCCTCTGCCGAACAGCGTGTCGAAGGGCTACGACTCGAACGGGGATGAGGTTCTTTTCATCGACGAAGGATGGCTCAACGAGTGGAGCTATTGCACGATCTCGATCAACCCAGGCTCACGAGTTGTCACAAAGAGCCATCAAATCATAACGGATTTGCATGGTTTGCAGTGTGACGCCGCAAATCGCATTTTGTTGAGTAACACGCTTGACGGGTCGAGCATTCACCCGGCAATCATGAAAAGCTTGCAAGCAACATTAGTTCGAACGACGTCTTCGCCGGGCTTTAAGCCAAGGGAAATAACACAGATGAAAAAGCTAACCGCCGACCAAGTGAAGGCCATGAAGCCGAAGCAACTTGCCAAGGCAATGATGGAATACAAGGAGTACGACTCCGAGACACAGAAGATGCTCGGCGACACGGTCGAAAGCATGCCCGAAGACATGGAGCCAAAGCCTGGTCCAGTCCAAGAACCGCAACTTGCAAAAGCAGACGAAAGCCCGATGGAGGAAATGGAGGAGCCGATGGCCGAACCAGATGACTCCCCTCTCGGTGCGCAAGTCATCCGATCCATCCATGACGGCGTGATCAGCTTGATCGAGACGGCCACGAAGGCTTTGGGTCCTGTTGAAGCACCCGAGGTCAAGGACGGAGTGACTGAGATCCTTGCCAGCTTGCAGGAAAACGCGACGGCCCTAGAAGGCTTGTTCAGTAGCAAGTATCCAGACCAAGGCGGATTGGTTGCCCCTGAGGTTGAGACGACCGACGAAGTTATGAAGTCGTTCTTTGCGGGTTCGAACCGTGGCCGGAACCAGCTTCAGGGCTTGTCGGCCCGAGTCGACATGATTTCGAAATCGGTGAAAGGCGGCAAGCTCAGTGTTCAGCAAGCCAAACTTTTGAACCAAACCGCAAGGGATCTTGCGAGTTTGAACCAACAAGCCAAGTCGTTCAAGCCAGCGGTCGTTAAGGCTGCGGTGCCTGACATGAGCATCAAGGAGCTTACGGAATCGGTCTTCGCGTTGAAGAAGCAGTTCCTGACGCTTGTCGAAACGTTGAACGGGACTCCGGTCCCGATGCCAAAAAGTTAGTGCGGTGAGTGGTTTTATTTGAAACAGATTTGCCGCACGGCGGCGGGAGTTAAAGGGTTAGTACGATGAGCAATGAATTGAAAAAAGAAGTCGAAGACTTGCAAAAGCAAATGGAACAACTCGGCAACACCATCAAGGGTGGCATCGAGACGTTCCGTGTGAACGAAGAGACTCGCGCTCTGTCCTACTTCGAAACTGAAGACGATGGCGATCGCGAAATCGTTGCAGGCAAGCTTGTTGGTGGATCGACGTCGCTCGCCAGGAACAAGTTTAAGAAGGTCAAGGGCTACGTGAAGCAGTTCAAGTCTGCTTCCGACTTCTACCGAACCGGCTTGAAGGACCCCAAGGGATTCGAAACCAAGCACGACAAGGCTATCTCGCTGCTCAAGGCCGCGAACGCGTTCAACACGCTTGATTCGGAGTCCGCAGGCGCTTTGGTGCTGCCTGAGTACTCGCCTGACATTGCTTCGATCCTCTACGACAACGACGTGTTGAGCCGGACCAACCAGTTCACCGTCACCGGGAACCGCATGGAGTTCCCCAAGATGCAGGAAACGTCCCGCGCGGACGGTTCGCGTGGCGGTGGTATTCTCGGATACTGGCTCGAAGAAGGTGACTTGGCGACGGCAACCCGTGGTGCGATCCAGTCGACATCGCTCAAGCTCAAGAAGCTTTGCGTTGTTGTCTACCTCACCCAAGAGTTGATCGACGACAACGGGTACGCACTTGAGCAGTGGATTCGTCAAGCTGTTCAACGCGAAATCCAGTTCATGGTCGGCGACTCGCTGTTCAACGGCAACGGTGGTGGGCGTCCGCTCGGGATCTTGAACAGCCCAGTGATGGTGCAAGTTGCCAAGGAATCGGGACAAGCGGCCAACACGATCAGGTCGGAAAACATCTTGAACATGTACAGCCGTCGCCGAACGGGCCAACCGCTCGACGGATACTGCTGGTACATCAACCAAGACGCCGAGCCACAGTTGTTCAGCATGACGCTTGGTTCCGGTGGCCAAAACGGAGTTGTTTACATGCCGCCTGGTGGGTTGTCCGCCAAGCCATACGCAACCCTGATGGGCTTGCCTGTTGTTCCGACTGAGTTCAACCAAACCGTTGGAACGTTCGGCGACATCGTTCTTGGGAACTTTGGTCAGTACCTGACGATCAACAAGGGCGGAGTTCAGGAATTGGCTTCGCAGCACGTTGAATTCCTTCGCGAGCAGATCGCGTTGAAGTTCACGTTCCGAATCGATGGTCGTCCGATGTATGGCGCGCCGACGACCCCGAAGAACGGAAACAACACTCAGTCCGACTTTATCGGCCTAGCTGTCCGAGGGTAGTCTGTAGTGCCGTAAGGCAAAACTGTTACCCGCCTGCGAACGTCGCGGGCGGGCCTTGGTAAAGAATTCGAAATAGAGAGTTAGGTGAAACGATGTCGATGTTCAATGAGTTGCCCTTTGGTTCGCCGTTCAGTTTGGCGTTGGCTCCGGTAAGTCTTGTAGGTGGCCCTCGTGTGACCACCCTTGCAAGAATGCGAGATGTCAACGAGTTTATGTTCCTCTGGTTCATCCTCGGAGTCGGAACGGCGGTGGAAGACGTAACTGTGACTTTGACCCAAGCGACTGACAGCGCGGACGCGGGTAACAAAGCGTTGACGGTCAAAGAAGCTTGGTACAAGCGAGGCGGCCCAACCTTTACGGCTGCGAACGCTGCTGCTCGCGATGCTTTCGTGAAAAGCACTTTGATGACTCGCGAGGCCCCTGCTGCGACGTACGTCACCACGACCGACCGAGTTGCGGCGACGAACTTGTTCATGGGATTGATTCGCATCAGTCCGAAGGACGTAGACCACGCAAACGGATTCAAGTACGTCAAGGCGTCGTTCAACTCGGTTACGAACGCCCAGCTCGTGAGTGCCTTGTGGATTCCTCAGGGATTGGCTCACAGCGGAATCATGGCTCCAAGCATTCTCGGCTAGTTCCGCAGGCTTGAATATTGGTTTGAAACTTGTCAGGCTCTCGATTGTATTCGCAGTCGAGAGCCTTTTTTTGTGGAGAGACGAATGGGAACGAAAGACCTTGTAAAAGTAATCTGCATGAGCAATGGGTTTGCTCAGCTAACGGCAGGCTATGAATTGGAGTACTTGGTTGGTAAAGCGGTTGACGCGGCCAACCTGTGTGAGTTGTGTGCCGATCCGTTGGCGGTCGCCCTCAAGTTTGCGGCGACGTTCGGGAATACGATCAACAGCATGTCGCCGGATGCGATCGCAATGCATGTTGACAGCATATCCGCAGCACTCGATGGCAAAGCACATCAAGACTTGCTTACGGTTATCGGCACGTTCCCGAACATCGAGGAGCTTCCCGAACTCAAGGGAGTCGTGCTGGCAGATTTGATTGAGGAGCCAAAGCAAGGCGATCCTTTGTCTGGTCCTCCGTTCATTCCGGACACACCAGGAACCGCGCCGACTGAGGCTGGTGGCCGGTGGGTTGATCCAGCCTTGGAGGCCGCTAGCCAAGCAGCTTCGCAAGACCCAGCCACCACGACCGAGGACGTTAAGGAACCCGAGGTTGGCCTTGTTGCCTCTCTTGCGATCCCGCCAAAGCAGAAGAAAGCGATGGCCGCAGCCGGACTCGTGACGTTCGAAGACGTTATCAAGTTTCACAAGGAAAAGACATTGGAATCGCTGCCTGTCATTGGTGAAGTCAGCCAAGATCACATCCTCAGCCTTGTTGGTTTCAAAGAATAGGTGATCCAGTGGCCTCGATTACGCTCGCAAAGTTCCGCCTAGTGTCGCAGTTGTCAACCGAAATGTTGTCGACCGAGAGTGCGATTCAGGCGTTATGCTCTGGGACCAGAGTTGCGAGACGAATCACGGGCCGCGAGTTTGGTCACGCGATCGAGTTTGCCGAGCAGATCACCGGCACGACGGATGTAAAGATACAGATTTACGGGCACCATCTGCCAAGCTCGGGGACGGTCTTGGTAGGCGGAACTGGCATTGCTGGCCTGACTGGTTTGTTGCCCTACACGGTTATCGACCAAAACAGTATTCGAATCGCAGGCGTAACGCTTTCGACGCGAGTGACGGTTGGAATTGTTTGTCCTAAGATAACTGCGATGGCTCGGGTCACGGACCAAGTTGCGGTTCTGTCACCTGGGCCAATTGCCAGGGTATCCCAGTTGCGAATCAGGATTGGGAACATGCTCGTTGCGGGTGGTCCGTTTCCAGATAGCACGATTGCGCCGACCGACTCGTGGTACATCGACACAAGTGAACCAAGTTGGAAAGGTGAAGTCGAGATCTTCACGAACACGACGCTTTACAAGCGTGTCGCTGGGATGATCAACCCCGTGAAGCAGCGGAGCAGGCGTGAGGTCCAAGCCACGTTCTATTCCGGATGCTTGCTTGGTATACCGGAGGATTTGGAAACGGCGATCGCGACAATATCGGCTGAGATCGCCAAGGACCCATCGGGCGCGTTCCAGTCTGAGAATTACGATTACTACAGCTACCAACGGATGGACCCTGCTATGGTGGCAAAGCTTCCGACGTCGGCCGTGGCGACACTGTTCAGTTACCGTTCTCTTGCTCGGTAGGATTGGTGCATGATGTTGAACAGGATGCAGCTTTCTACGCGGTATCGGATGATTCCAGGTTTGGTGTCGGCAACGATCTACCGCAAGGGTCCAGACGACAATGTCGCCACCAGTCAGGATGTGAAATTCGTCGAGTTCAAGACTCCGAAGGCAAGCCAATCGGGAACGCTGGACGTTGGAAACAGGCAGGAAACATCGCTGATATTCCTGTGGGTGAACGAGCTCAAATGGTGGATTGTCGAGGACTTCGATATCATCCACGTCTACGATACGGCGCAAGGGCTGGACGAATGGTGGCTGGCTCAGTCTTCGTCGCTCGAACAGATGCGGACTCGGTACCGATGTGAGTGCGTTCGAACGTTGAAGGTCGACACATGACCCCCGCTCAGTTCGCGGCCAATATGACCAAGGCTTCCAACTACGGTTTCGCCAAGCAGAATAATGCGATCGCTCAGGCGGGCCTTGATTTCCAGGAAGCACAGGGGAGCAACTTTGATCGAGCGGAAGACTCGCAAGGCAACGCGTGGCCTGCACATGCTCCGTTGACGATCGCTCTGTACGGTCCGCATCCGTTGTTGATTCTCAGTGGTGACATGAAGCGAGCCGCGACGGGTGGAGCTGGGGCTGTCTTCGACATAAGGGTTGGCAAAAAGAAGTCGGTTGTCATCCTTGGGATCTCGAAGGTTGCTATCCCGTACGCGTGGAAGCATCAGCATGGTTCCGGTCGAATACCGAGACGACAGTTTTTCTATTTGCCACGGCAGGCTAGAACCCCACTGATTAACGGGTTTCGGAGAACAGTGATCGCAAAGGTAAAGGCGGATTTGAAATGGCCATAACTGTGACATACGCGGACGACAACGATGGAACGGGAGGAGTCTTGACCATTGCCGGATCGGCTGGTGGATCAAGCAACGCGGTCTACGTAAGCGAGTACGCTGGATCGAACGTGTCCAGGGCTGTGAGGCTGCTTGCAACCAGAGTCGGCGATGGAACCATGGCTTACGTTGTGGCTCAGTCAGGGCCGTTCCTCGTGTGTGTCGTAAACCAATCAGGCAGCACCTTCTCGTATACTGCCCCTCAGGTTTTCCGGGCCGGAGACGGTGAGGAGTCGACACACATGCAGATTGCCGAGGCCCTGCGCGAGATGATTATCGATATGGCTCTGCCGGGAGTGTCGGCCGATCCAAGTGCGCATCGCGTCACGAAAGTCGGTGCCAGGATTCAGGACATGCTGGACGCAGACAAGAAGTGCGTGTTCTACATCCCGACCCAGGAAGCGATTTCGTACATGGACAACGCGTTCGACACCGTCGAGTATCCGGTGAACGTGGTGATATCCAGGGTGGCAGGCCAGGAGCTAACGAAGGGCCTTGCCGACATCCTGAAAGCCAGGTTCATGACGCACTTCTTGTTCGGAGCGGTTCCGATTCCGGACCTGCCATGGGTCCACACGGTTGACTACCGGCCTGGGGTGATCAATGACGCATCGCAGTGGCTGCAAAACTACGACGTGTCGGTCTTCACGTTGGTTGGGATTACCGAGGTATCGGGCGGGATTATCTAATCGTTTATTGATGCCGTTGGCATTCATGGCTGCGATCTCGATGGGCATGGCAGCCCAGGCAGGCCCGTTCGGTTTGTTTGCTCGGCAGCCAGTTCGAAACACGGCTCACGTCGCACAAGACGCGGTCCAGGGCGCGGTTTCCGGTGCAACTGGTGGAAGTCCCATCCGATCCGAGACGGCACGTTGCGAGCGAATAGGTCGCAACGTGTCTTTTGTGAGGTACTGATCAGCGAAGACACGCAGATCGATACGACGCGACGGAGTTGGTTGCTGGGAGCGAAACCCAGGACCAAGGGACCGGGATGCAACTGGATTGACTAGCAGGCCAAAGGAAACAAGTAGCCAATGACCTACCAATTCTGCCGTGGCTTCGAGGTGCCACTTGCGTCACTTTTACAAACCAACGCGTGAGCCAGGTGTGCGCGCCATCCATAGGGAGCGAAGTTAAGAACCCACTGTAGATCTCCTGCACGCCGGGCGGCCAGCATCCAGCAGCATGAAAACGCTGCGAGTCCGGCAGCAGGGGAGCCTTGTTGAAGTCTGGTAGCCATTTCCCAGAACCTTAGCGAAACGATCTAAGGTTTTCTACCGGGACATAAACGATGCCATCAAACAATTGCACTGCCAACACTCCCCGTCGCCATCAGTATGCGTTCTCCGCGTCTGCGGGAACGACCTATGTGAACCGAGTTGGGGCGTCCAACTTCGGCTTGAAAACGACCAAGACCTATGCCAAGGACACCGGCAACAATGGGACGCTTCACTCAAGGGACGAAGACTACGTTCGAGACCGCACTGCGATCGCCGGGCCTATTGCGTTCGCTCCCAGGGCGTCCGACATGCGATGGGCGCTGCCGCTTATCCTAGGAACGGCATTCTCCACGAACACGATCAAGGCCGGTGCCCAGTGCCCGTTCTTCCGAGTTGGACACTTAGATCAAGTGGTCGACATCGTCTACAATTACGTTGATTGCGTAACTTCGAAGGCCACGTTCTCTTCGTCAGACTCGGCAGGCGGAACCCTTGGTTTGTCATGGGATATTGAAGCGGCCACAAGCTCGCAGTCTGCCTCTTCGGGTTGGCCGGTCATGACGCTTGCTACCCAGCAGCCGTTTGTTCATGCTCATTCGACAGTCACGGTCGGCGGGATCGTAACCCGAGTCAAAGACATTTCGATCCTGATCGATAACCAGTTGCAGGTCGACCAGTATTTTAACAGCTTGACTCGCGGTGACTTCCCGAGCGATGGGCAGACGATCACGCTGACTCACACAAGCCCGTTCGATGCAGTAACGGACCTTGCAATGACCAACTTGACGGCGGCAGTTGCTGCAACGGTCGTTTACACGAACGGGGCACTTAGCTTGACGTTCAATTTCCCGTGCTTGCGATACATCGCAACGGAGCCGGATGTTGGCGCTCGCGGATCGCGTGTGGTAAACCAATACACCTGGGAAGCGTGCTTGGTTGCTGGTGCCACTGCGACAGACTCCCCATTAACAATTACTTTGGACGATACCCCCTAATGGTAAAGATTAAGCACTGCGGACCTGATCGAACGACCGCGACTGTAGAGGAAGCGGCGAACCTGCTTCATGCGATCGCAAGCGGGTTGTCGCTCAAAAATGAGTTCACCCTGACCTACGACAGGAAGCCGTCGGGCAGCGAACTCAAGCTGACGATGATTGCACCGAAAGTTGAAGTCATCGATGGTGTGTCTGTAGACTCGGAAAACAAGGCCGTCACTGACGCCTAAAAGCCGGAAAATTCCGGCCTATAATGTTAGCAGTAATTCATTTTAGTAGTTATGCAAGAACCAACCGCTTATCAGTGCAACGCCAACGAACGAGTGTCCGACTTTGAAGGGAACCCTGCGTTCGCCAGTTGGTATCCGGCAACAGTCGGCAATGTTTCCAAAGCGATTGTTGTTTTGCATGACGACGGATCGTTTGTCGCGTTCGTTTGGAGTGATTGGGACTTCCCGTATAGTTGCGGTGGCTGCGGGCCTGTTGAAATTCATCACCGAGACCCTCGTCAATTCATTGACTTTGGACAGGCTGTTGCCAACAAGCAGATCGATTCCAAGTTGCTTATGGCTGGTTGCGAAATTGGGTGGATGCCAGACGTATGACGCGAATGAATGGCAAACAGTTCTCAATCCTTGGGCTACTTCAAGCGACTATCGTCGTGGCTTGCTTTTGTGCCTATTGGCAATGGTTGCACTCGCCTGGCGTTCTGGTCAAGCGAGTTGTGATTTGGGAGGTCGAGGAATTATGGTTTATTCATGACGTACAAGTGTGGACAGACCGACAATGGAAATACTGGAAACTGAGAAAGTAAAAACGCATGACACCAATTCCGCAGCCGTTGCTTGACTACATTCCGGACGATGACGGGTACACGCTTGACGCGTACATCGGCCCACTTCAAATGCTGCACAACGCGATTCGGTTCTCCTACCGGCCAGTTGATATCCTTGAGCGTGCCATCTTCGTTGAGGTGAACAGGAGCGGTTCCGAGAAAGACGTCAACTCGAAATTCGCCGAGGTGATGGCCAAGAAGGTAACCGAGTGGGATATCCAGCAACGGACGAAAGACGGAACTCTGATTCCATTGCCAGTCACCAGGAACAACATCTTGCGATTGAAACCATCGCTGTGGGTTCGAATGCTGAATATCGTTTTGTGGGGAGTTGACGGCGGAGACCTTGATCCAGACATTCCGCGCGACGAGATCTTGAAAGCGACCGATCTGGACTTCGAAGCAATCTTAGCGGGTCAGCGGATCGGCGATGTTCGTCTTGAGGGCGACAGAAAAAACTAGCCGATGGACTATTCTTCGAAATAGTCCACCCCGAGGTCATGGGCATTGACTGCGAAGACTGTCAAACCAAGTCTTACGATCTCAAGACGGGAAAGCTCAACACGTACGATGACGGGGACGGCAACATGCTCCCGATCCTACGACTAGGGAACCCGCCTCCGTGTGAGGATTGCCCGAAGGGTAGCCCGGAGAACGGCAAGAAGCTCAGGCTGTCAGAGCGCAATTATCGCGCTGTTGACTTCTACAATCGGGCGAAGGCTATGCCGCAAATGCAGTCGCCGTTGTTTCAGTGTCCCGTTACACAGCGTAACTTCCGATTGATCGATTCCACGATAGAACGTGCCAAGGCTGCGATCGCCGAGTCGTACACCAAGAAAAGGAACGAAGGCCAAGACGATGAGCGCTGACACTGAGGTAATGTTTGAGATTGGAGTTGCGGAACATCCCGCAACGAAAGCACGTCTTGAGGCGTTGGCCAGGGCGGTTCTTGATGCTCAGGCCAAGATGACCCAGGGGATCGAGCGGGTTGGGCTTGCCGCGCAAACGTCTTCTGGAAACATCGGATCGATCACCGGTCAGATCAAAGATTTTCGAGACACTGCGGTTGAAAGCTACGACAACGTTCGGGATGCAATTTCCAGGGTCCAATCCATTGCTTCGAACCGATCGCAGGTTGTCGTCGACGTTGCGGTCAAAGGCGCTTCGGCGAACCGAGTCGGCGCAATGCTTGACGAGGCTGAGACAAGAACAAAGGAGTCGGGCGCGAATATCAAGGCCGAGATGGCTCAGCAGACCGCAGACATGAAGGAGGAGTACATGGAGCGGGTGCTGGCAGCCTCCGCAGCGTACGCTGAGATGGCGGACGATCTCGATGGGTACTTGGCAAAGGAAGGTTCCGTTCAAGATAAGATCGCTGCCAACATGAGAAAGGGTA